CGAGGACTGCTTCGGGTTCCTTGACGTGAGCGGTGCGCTTGCCGTTGCTCTTGCGCAGGGCGGTGACCTGATGGGCGGTGCAAATCGTTTCTTCCACCAAGGACTCTCGCGCAAGGCCATGAACGTCTGGTTCCTGAAGACCGACCGACCATTTCGGTTCGTGGGCAGGGTGAACGAGGACACCAACACTTACGTCATGCTGGGGAACCAAGGCAAGCTGTTCTTCACCGTCACCAACACGCAGGTTAGGCAGGCGCAGACCCAAAAGAACGCCGAGGGCATGACAACCCTTTACCTCGACTATGGCACATACGTGAAGTCGTTCTACAGCGTCATCGTCGCGCCGCAGGCTGCGAGGGTTGCCGAGATGGGGGCGCACCACCGAAGGATGCACCATCGTGTAGATTGGAACAAATGCGTCCCGAAAATAATCAGCGACAGATACAGAAAACGGAGGTAGCGATATGGCAAAGAAGAGCCTTAACGAGCAGGCGCAGGAAATTCTGAAGATAGCCGAAGGGACTGGCGTACAGACGAACTTCTTCTTCATGACCACGTTCAAGCGTTATCAAGTGCAGCTGAACAACCTCACAGAGCTTGAGTCGGCAATCCGCGAGACTGGAACGCTCGTGACGAAGGAGTACGTGAAGGGACGCGAGAACATATACGTCAACCCCGCAGTCACCGAGTACAACAAGACCACGGACTCGGCAAATCGAACGGTGACAACTCTCATGAAAATCATCAAGGGATTCGCCAAGGAGGACGAGGAACGCGACTCTGACTACGACCCGCTCATGGCGATAATCAACGGTGACAGCGATGGCGAGGAATAGGGGCTACGAGTACTGCAGGGTCGCGATAGACGCTGACACAACGCCGCGCTACGTAAAGAAGCAGATGCGCCTTTGGATGGACGTATGCGACGGCAAGAGCGAAAAGTACCTCGTGAGCGACGCAAAGATTCGGCAGGTCGAATCAATCCTGAAGCTGCTCGTCATGCCGAAGGGCCTGAAGGCTGGGCAGACGCTTTACGAATGCACGACTGGTTACCAATGGTTCCTGTACATCGCCGTTTTATGCACCGTCTACCGCGACAATCCTGAGAAGCGCCGCTACGAAATCGGGCTGCTTGAAATCGCCCGCAAGAACTTCAAGACGTACACGGTAGCGGCGATTTTCATCATCCTCATGCTGGCCGAGCCGAGATTCGCGGAGTTCTTCTCGGTCGCGCCAGACGGTGCGTTGTCTAGGCAGATACGCGAAGCAATCGCGCAGACGCTGCGCTCGTCCCCGTTGGTCTACGAGTACAAGGGCAATAAGCGTTTCAAGATTCTGCGCGACTGTATCATGTTCAAGCCGAAGAGTTCGACATACGTCCCCCTGAGCTATTCAACGTCTCGAATGGATGGCCGACTTCCCAGCGCCTTCTGCGCGGACGAGGTCGGCGCTCTTCCCACGAGCTACGCGGTCGAAGCAATGAAGTCTGGACAGCTCAACATCCTGAACAAGCTCGGCTTCATCATCTCGACTAAGTACCCGACGATAGACAATCCTTTCGAGGACGAGGTGGCATACGCCAAGAAGGTGCTGGACGGAATTGCCGAGGATGACACGCTGTTCGCCTTGCTCTACGAGCCTGACGATACGAAGGATTGGATGACCGACGATTTGGTCATGCGCCACGCCAACCCAGTGAGTTTGGAGATTCCCGAAATCTGGGAAGACCTGAAGAAGAAGCGGGCCTACGCAATCGAGGTCGAATCGGCACGCGAGAACTTCCTGACCAAGCACTGCAACATCATCTACCAAGGGCAGGGCACGGAGACGTTCATCGACGTCGCAGACGTGCAGGCGTGCAAGGTTTCCAACATCGGCTGGCGCGGGCGCGTGGTGTATCTAGGTCTGGACTTGTCGGAGACTAACGACAACACGGCCGTGGCGATGGTGGCGGCAGACGATGACGGGAACATCCTCGCCGATGTTTTCGCGTTCGTGCCAGAGGGACGCATCCCCGAGAAGAACGCATACGAGAAGATTGATTACAACGAGTTCGTCCGCGCCGGGAAGTGCATCGCATGTGGTGACAGGGTAATCGACTACAAGGTTGTCGAGGACTTCATCCTCGGCATCGAGGAAAAGTACGGCGTGCAAGTGCAGGCAATCGGCTACGACCGTTGGAACGCTCTCAGCACGGCGCAGAAGTTGGAGGGCGCGGGATACAACACCGTAGAAATCAGGCAGCATTCGAGCGTGCTCCATCCGCCGACGAAACTTCTGAGGGAGAAGATTCTTTGCGGCGAGTTCGAGTACACCGACAACAGGCTGCTTGAAATCAACTTCCAGAATGCCAGCTGCTCATACGACACGAATAAAAACATGTACGTCCATAAGAAAAAGAGCAAAGGCAAGGTCGATATGGTGGTTTCGCTTATCAACGCCGTATACTTGCTCCAACAAGACGTCGTATTCAATCAAATGCCTGACTTCACGGTTCAGGTCATATAAAAAGGGGTGATTCTATGGGATGGTTCAGCGATATGCGGGAGCGCAAGCGTTCCTCAGAGAACGTCATCGGCAACGACGGCACGGTGAACGACGTGCTCTTGCGTGCATTGCTCGCAAACGAGCCAATCGACCGTGACAAGGCGATGATGCTGCCCGCAGTATCTGGCGCCGTTGACTTCATCACGAGCGCCGTGGCCTGCATGCCGGTGCGCCTGTACCGCACCAAGAAGGGTGTGGTCGAAGAGGTCGAGAACGACCCACGAACGAATATGCTCAACGGGGACACGGGTGACACGCTGGACGGCTTCCAGCTGAAAAAGGCGATGGTCGAGGATTACCTCATGGGCAAGGGCGGCTATTGCTACATCGAGCGCAGCCGAAACGACGTGACGGGCCTTTATTACGTGAAATGCGACGCGGTGAGCATCAACATCAACAGCGACCAGATTTACAAGTCTTACGACATAATCGTCGGTGACGGGACCTACAAGCCCTTCGAGTTCATCAAGATTCTTCGTAACACGAAAGACGGCGCTTCCGGCGTCGGACTTACGGTCGAGGTCGCAAAGGCCCTTGAGACGGGATACCAAACGCTCATGTACCAGCTTGGGTTGGTGAAGGCGGGCGGAAACAAGCGCGGGTTCCTGAAGTCGCAGCGCAAGTTGGGGCAGGAGGAAATCGACGCGCTCAAGAGCGCATGGTCGAACCTTTACGGCAACAGCGAGGAAAAAGTTGTCGTTCTGAACAACGGCTTGGAGTTTCAGGAAGCGTCGAGCACTTCAACCGAGATGCAGCTCAACGAGAACAAGCGAACGATGGCGGACGAGATTAACGGCATCTTCCACATCAAGGATGACTTCGAGGAGACGTGGAAGTTCGCAATCTACCCAATCGTGCGGGCTTTCGAGACGGCGCTCAACCGCGACCTTCTTCTTGAGCGCGAGAAGCGAAATTACTTCTTCGCGTTCGACAGCCGCGAAATCATCAAGGCGAGCTTCAAGGAGCGATACGAGACGTACAAGCTCGCAAAAGAATGTGGCATAATGACGATTAACGAAATGCGCCGCAACGAGAACATGAACGAGGTTCGGGGGCTTGACATTATCGACCTCGGACTCGGCTCCGTTCTGTTCGACACCACAAGCGGAGAGACGTACACCCCGAACACGGGCTCAACGAAGGCGGCTGGCGTTTCGGATTCTGAAGGTGCAATTCAGGCGCAAGGGGGTGAAGCAAATGCAGATTAACATTCGTGAGGACTCGGTCGAAATCGAGGGCTACGTCAACGCCGTCGAGCGAAACAGCAAGCCGCTGCTTTCGCGCATGGGGAAGTTCATCGAGCGAATCAAGAAGGGCGCGTTCGCGCGTGCCCTGAAGCGCAACGACGATGTTCACGTCCTGCTCAACCACGACTGGCAGCGCGATTTGGGCAGCACCAAGAAGGGCAACCTCGAACTGACCGAGGACAACATCGGACTTCGCGCCAAATGCACCATTTCAGACAAGGAAGTCATGGAGATGGCGAAGCGCGGCGATTTGGTGGGCTGGTCTTTCGGTTTCTACGACCGCGACGTGAAGAACGGCGTCGAGAACGGCATGCTCACCCGCGAGGTGAACGACCTCGACCTCCAAGAGGTATCCATCCTCGACCGTTCCAAGGTGCCAGCCTACGACGGCACGCTCATCATGGCCCGCAGCGAGGATTCCGAGAACAGTATGTTCGTCTCAGATTCGTTCGACGCCGACGATGATGAACACAATGTTTCACGTGAAACGCGAGAGGACAAGCCAGACGATGTTTCACGTGAAACCAAGCAGGAAATCGACTATAGCAAGTACAAGGCAATGATTGCCGATATGAAGGAGGGCTAACATGCCGAAGATTTACCACACCCGAGCCATGATCTACAAGAACCTCATGGAGCTTAAGAACGACAAGATTGAGAAGGCCGAGAAGATTCTGGCAGACGCCGAGGTGAACAAGCGCGAGCTTACCGAGGACGAGGCAGCAGAGCTTGCAGAGATTCGCGACGATGTGAAGCGAATCAAGGAGGCGCTCAAGATTGGCGACGAGCTTGACGATTCCAAGGACAAGAAGCCGAAGCCGGAGCCTGCACCCGCTGGCGGCGAGCCGAAGCCGACTCAGGAGCAGCAGGACACCCGCGCCTTCGAGAACTTCATCCGTGGCCGCGTCGTTCACGAGCGTGCGGGCGAGCTGACCAAGACCGACAACGGTTCCGTCATCCCGACCACCATCGCGCAACAGATTATCAAGAAGGTCTACGACGTTTCGCCGATTCTTGCGAAGTCGCAGAAGTACAACGTCAAGGGCAAGCTCCAGATTCCGTACTACGACACCACGGACGGCGGCATCACCGTCGCGTATGCCGAGGAGTTCACTCCGCTGACTTCCAGCAACGGCAAGTTCAAGAACATCGAGCTTGACGGCTTCCTCGCTGGAGCACTGAGCAAGATTAGCAACTCGCTTATAAACAACTCCCAGTTCGACATCGTTTCCTTCGTGGTCAACCAGATGGGCGAGGACATCGCTCGATTCATCGAGCACGAGCTGCTTATCGGCACCGCTAGCAAGGTCGAGGGCCTTTCCAAGCTCACCAACTCCGTGACCACCGCTGCGGGTACCGCAATCACCGCCGACGAGGTTGTCAAGCTGAAGGATTCCGTCAAGGACGTCTACCAGAACAACGCAATCTGGATTATGTCCCCTGCGACCCGCACGGCGCTCCGACTGCTGAAGGGCACCGATGGCCATTACCTGCTTCAGGACGATATCACGTCCCCGTTCGGTTCCACGCTGCTCGGCAAGCCCGTGTACGTTTCCGACAACATGCCCGAAATCAAGGCTGACGCTACCGCAATCTACTACGGCGATATGACTGGCCTTGCCACTAAGTTCTCGGAGAACATCACGACGCAGGTTCTTCGCGAGAAGTACGCAGACGAGCACGCCACTGGCGTTGTCGCTTGGTTCGAGTTCGACTCCAAGGTTCAGGACGCACAGAAGCTCGCCAAGTTGGTGATGGCAAGTGCATAAGGCTCTCAAGTCCTTCAGCGGCGTCATCTCG